GAAGAATATCAATAATAATCCTAATGAGGATAATATTGAGAACTTACAAAGACTTTGTGACCACGTATTACAACCAGTCCGAGACCATTTTGCCAAAGTTGTATCAATATCAAGTGGGTTTCGTATTCCAGAATTGTGTGTAGAAATAGGCTCAAGCGTATCTTCACAACACGCCTCTGGCCAGGCGGCCGATTTCGAAATCTATGGATTGTCGAATAAAACATTGGCCGATTGGATACACGATAACCTGGATTTTGACCAGTTGATTCTGGAATACCACAAAAAGGACGAACCTAATAGTGGGTGGGTACATTGCTCTTACAAGAATGGTGACGACAATAGAAAAGAATACTTAATAGCGTTTAGAGACGCTAACGGTAAAACGGCTTACCAAAAAGAATATTCAGACGCTGCTGGTGGCCCTACACCTGAAGAAGTTAATGAATCTTTGATTTGACACCGATTTAATTAAGTATGAAGCTTGACAAATAAGCTAAATTATGGTATAGTGAGGATATTATGACATTTAAATTTATAGAACTAGACAAGACTATATTACCTAAAACAAAAGGTATGAAAGTAGATGGTCACCGTTTTTACAATATAGACGGTAAGAACTATCCATCTGTTACCACGGTATTGGGTATAAGAAAAAAAGAAGGCTTACAAAAATGGCGAGACGCCATTGGTGAGAATGTTGCCAATTGGGAAATGGGTAGAGCAGCTCGTAGAGGTAAAGCATTTCACACACTTGTAGAACAATACATCAAAGGCGAAACTCCTAGTATTAGAGACGTTTTACCAATAGGTTTATTTAAGTTAATGAAACCTTACATAGATCAAATTGATAATATACATCTATTAGAGGCAATTATGTATAGTCCAAAACTTACAATTGCCGGTCAAGTAGATTGTGTGGCCGAGTACAATGGTAAGTTATCTGTAATTGATTTTAAGACAGCAAACAAAGAGCGACAAGAAGACTGGATTGAGAATTACTTTTTACAAACCACGGCTTATGCTCATATGTTTGAAGAAACTTTTGGTAAACCTATTGAACAAGTAGTTATTTTGCTCGCTAGTGAAGACGGCTCTGTTCAGACTTTCGTTAAGAACAAAGCAGACTACGAAGAAGAACTTGGCAAATCTATTCAAAACTTTTATAAATATTTTGAAGAAAAAACAAAAGATAAGATAGCGAGTAAATAACATCTTATCAAATAGGATAAGATGAAAAAACTAATAATAATTTTAAGTATTTTATTTGCTAGCATAGCATATGCTGACCACGAAGATGAGATAGGTTCATACTATTTTCAACAAGTGCCAGCGTTATGTGGTTCAATAGATAAGATAAACACATATCTTGACCATTTCAATTTTAAACCATATAATCTCTCTTTAGGTAGAGAGGGTATGAGAGAAGATGGACAACCAGTTTATATGATAACTTACTATGTGAACGAAGATGAAACACAAACAACGGCTGTAATAGATGTTCCAAATAAATCAGAGAGTTGTATATTGTTTCATACATTTGATCTGACAAAACCTAACAAAGGATAATTATGAAAAAACTTGTGTTGATAATAATATCAAGCGTCTTATTGACAGCTTGTAGTATAAGTGAACCAAGACTTTCTTTTGGTAAAAAATGTACCGAAAAGGAAGATAAAATTGTTTACTCATACATTTGGTTATATGATAAACAAGTTGGCAACCCAGCTGATAAAGATACTTGTAAACTTCTCAAAGAATAATTAGGCAATAAACTTGCCAAAATCATTTACTTATGATATATTGGTACCGTTAACACACCAGAAAGGTACCGGGGTGTATGGATGCGAGAGTGGAAATACACCCTTTAAAACATTATGACAAGTAAAGAATTTAGTTTAAAAATAGAAAACATTGTAAAAGAAAAATCCATATCACATATGGAGGCTGTATTGTGGTATTGTAAAGAGAATCAAATAGATGAGGGTACAGTTGGTAACCTTATATCAAAATCACTTAAAGAAAAAATTAAATTAGAGGCGACTAACTTAAAGATGTTAAAATATCCGAAGTGTGGTCAGTTACCAATATGATAAAAGATATATTAAAAGATTTAAGAGAGTTGAGAGACGAAATGATACAATCAAATTGGCCTGCTCAAAGATTAAGTAATATAATCTTAAAGTATGAAATGAAATTACAAGATGATAAAAGTAAATTTACGACAGAGGAACTAATAGAGGCTACAAATAAAATATTAGAAGATTGATGTATGTATGGAGGTTTTGAAGTATTTAAGGCTTACTTGGCAATCAAGTTACATTTTACAACGGATACATATAATTATGAAGAATATGGTGGAAAAGTTAATTGTAAACTTGAAACATTTACTAAAAGAAATGACAGATATTTCTTTCATAAATTATCAAAACAGTATAACCAAGATAACATTGTTGACTTTTTTGTTGCTAATTTTATACATAATAACAAAAAGTGGGTAGGAAATTTATTACAAAATGACGGAAAAGACATCTATTTGGACTTTAGAAAACGTAAAGAGGCTTTTGGATACCATTTTAGGGACGATTTGGTACGGATTAGTGATGACTTTACTTCTCGTAATCTTTCTTTTGATGATGGTTTTTTATGTCGTGGCGGACAACATCCTAGATTGTTACGCTTACTTATTCAAAAAAGAACGTCTTTCCAATCCGCCGTTGTGCTTGACCACTTTTTGTCGTTTAGTAAAAATTGGGATAAAGAGATTACCGAAAATGTGGTCTGGCCTAAAATCTCATCTACGTTGGCCAAGTTAAAACCATTTGTTAACTTTAATGCTACAGAGTGTAAATTAATTATGAAAGAGGTATTTGTTAAATGACAATAGAACCAATTAAAGAAAAACTAGACGATAAGATTGCCAAGTTAAATTCAAGTAGAGTTTATAAAAAGGTAACACCTAGAGGCGACTTATCTTGGTATATTAAATGGGTAAGTAGTATTATGTTAATAATAACTATGGTACTCACATCAGCAAATATTTTTCCTATAAATTTATACATTGGTCTATTTGGTATGGCAGGTTGGCTAGTTGTTGGTTTACTATGGCACGATAGAGCTTTAATAGTTTTAAACGCTGTATCATTAGCTATCTACTCTATGGGTATTATAAATTATTATTATGGCTAGAGAGGGCGGATCATATCCTAATATTGTATTTTGTTTAGGCAACGGCCAAAGTAGAATGGGTGTTGACTTAAAAAAATTAAGACAACACGGTAAGATTTATGGTTGTAATGCCATTTACAGAACCAATCCAGATGACATAGATGTTTTAGTTGGTGTTGACCAAGGTATAATGCACGAAATGTATCATAGTGGTATTTGTGAAAAGATACCAACTTATTTTAGAAACTGGTCAAAAGTACCTGCTGAACTATATGAAAATATGATTAAGGCTGGTGCTTCAGATGAAGATTTAAGATTAGCAAGAGAAGAAGGAGCCTTTTACGAAAATGAGAGAGGCAATAGTAAAGAATTTGTAATGCACGGTTCAAGTGTATCAGGTGTGGCACACGTGGTAAGAAGTGATAAAACAAAAGGCAGAAAATTTGTACAACAAAAATCTATCAAAGTATCTTGGCTAAAAGATGGTAACAAATCAAAATGTTTAAACGATATAGAAGATTTTAAAGACAAAGGTTGGGCTGCTGGCCCTACAGCGACTTATATATCGTGTTTACTAGAACAACCAAATGAGGTCTATCTATTAGGAATGGATTTAGGTAGTACAACAGGTAAAGTTAATAATATATTTGCTGGTACACCAAACTATGTGTTAAAAGACCACGCTCCTACACCTAGTGTAAATTGGGTACAACAATTAAAAGAGACATTTTTTGACTTCTCTGGTAAACATAAGAGTAAAAAGGTGATGTTTTATAAAGTACAAAATAGTATCAAAGGTGGTGATGAGGTAAACAAGGTGGTAAGAGAATGGACAGACCACAAAGGCAACCTGGACTATATTAGTTATGATGATTTTTACAAGAAGTTTGGCTTGTAGGAGCATTGACAAAATCACCTGGTTGTGATATATTAGTAGAAATATGTTTGATAAAATTATATATAAATTTTTAAACACAATAGTAAGATGGTGTGAAAGTTATAAAGAGTACAGAATTAAGAGGTCTTTACCTAGAGCAACCTATGATGAAAAGGCTAGAAATGCTGAAGTAAAAAAATGGGCAAATCAACGTGAGAACTCTTATAAATAAAAATGATACCGATTATACAGGTAACACAAAAACAACGAATACAAAGATACATACAAGGAGAAATACAATGGACTTTGAAACATTAAAGACATCATCAAGTAATTTTGATAAGTTAACAAAAGCACTTGAAACAAACCTCAAACCTGAGGATCAATCAAACAAGAACAAATACCAAGACGATAGATTCTGGAAACCAGAACTAGATAAAACTGGCAATGGCTTTGCTGTGTTAAGATTTTTACCTGCCATAGAGGGTGAAGACTTACCTTGGCAGAGAGTTTGGTCTCACGCTTTCCAAGACAAAGGTGGCTGGTATATTGAAAACTCATTAACAACAATGTCACAAAAAGATCCTGTGTCGGAAGAAAACACAAGATTGTGGAATACAGGACTAGATAGTGATAAAGAGATAGCTAGAAAAAGAAAAAGAAAGTTATCTTACTATTCTAATATTATGATTGTAAGTGACCCAAAACATCCTGAAAACGAGGGCAAAGTATTCTTATTCAAATTTGGTAAAAAGATATTTGATAAGATTACTGAAGCAATGCAACCGGCGTTTGATGATGAACAACCAATCAACCCATTTGATTTTTGGAAAGGTGCTAACTTTAAACTAAAAATTAGAAAAGTTGATGGCTATTGGAACTACGACAAATCCGAGTTTGAGGGCGTAAGTCAAGTTGCTGTTGATGACGAGAAAATCAAAGCAGTTTGGAAACTACAACACCCTCTAAAACCTTTTGTTGACCTTAGTAATTTTAAAACCTATGATGAACTCAAAGAGAAACTGAATAGGGTAATTACAGGCGACAGAAATGCTAGTACCGTTGAGAATGTAAAGCTCCCGCCTCAAACCAACGATACAGCAAAAAAAGCTGAAGTTAATGCTCAACCAGAAGCTAGTGATGGTGACGATACTTTGTCATACTTTAGTAAATTAGCTGAGGAAGAGTAATACTCTCTCTCTTAACTATGCTTAAAGGTCA